TTGTTTAAAGCTGTAAGTAAGGCTGGTAAAATAGGATCTGTTGCAACTCCATTATTAGAGTTAGGACAAGAAGCATATAAGTTTGAAAAACAAAAAAGAATGCTTCCCGAAATTGCAAGACAATTTGATATACCTATTGAAGTAGCAAGAAAAGGTTTTGAAAATTATATTAGAAGTACAATACCACAAGACTTAGCAGGTCAGGGTTTAGATGAAACAACTGTTCCTGAAAGTCCTGGACTACCAGGTTTAAAAAGAACGTTTCAAGATATAGGTTCAATATTTGGTTTTAGTGAAAGTCCATATAAAGATCCAAATGCAAAAGAAGAACCAATCACTCCTACAGAACCTACTTCAACAGAAAGAGGTTTTGTTGCAGAAGGTGGACGTATGGGTTTTGAAGATGGTACAGATCCAAAAAAACCTAAGGGTCTTGGAAGCCTTTCGAAAAGAAATTTTTTAAAAACACTTGCATTGATACCGGCAGGAATTATGGCAATAAGAGGTGGACCTAATTTATTAAAAAAAGCTAAACCTGCATTAAAAGCAGTAAAAGGAATGCCAGACTGGTTTAATGGTTTAGTTAGTAAAGTAATTGAAACAGGAACAGATGTTACAAAACAGTTTGCAACAAAAGATAGAGAAATAGTTCACGTGCAACAACTTGGTGAAGCTGAAGGAGTAAGAGTAACTCAAGATTTAGAAACAGGTCAAGTTAGAGTTGACTATGATTCACCAACAAACATGGGTGAACAATCTGTGACGTTTACATATAAACCAGGATACACAGATGAAGATGGAAGTAAAATAGGTCCATACTTTCAAGCTTCAGAAGCAGAGCCAAGAGGAGTTAGAATGGGACCTGATGATTATGATATAGAATTTGATGGTGAAAATCTTGTAGAAGATACAGGTGAATTATTGTCAGATACATCTTCTTTAAAACAATTTGCAACCGGTAAATTAGATGAAACAGATTTAAAACTTAGACAAGAAAAAGTTAAAAAAGTAGAAGCTATTAATAATGATCAAATGGAACAAGCAGAATATTTAGAAACTAAATATGGTGCCGGGGATACTGATGCCTATAAACAATTTCCTGACGATGACTAATACACCATATAAATATGGAAAGAAGAGTGGCCCGCCACCGAAGTCCGGACCCACGCCTCAGGGCTTGAATTTAAACTATAATACTGTTACAACAGTCGAACAATCTGGAGAAAAAATAAATGGCAGACAATATGGACAGCGTAGACAAGGCTTTACCGAACGAACCAAGAAAAAAATTTGAGATACCTGGTGAAGAAGAAATTCAAGAACAGGTAATTGAAGAAGCAGAAAAAGAAGAGTCATTACCTGATGACGTTGAGCTTACAGAAAATGAAGATGGATCTGTTGATATTAATTTAGACCCTGCAGCAGCTACACCTGAAGGTGGAGATGAGCATTATGCAAACCTTGCAGATTTTTTACCTGATGATGTTCTTGGAAGACTGTCATCAAACTTAACAACTAAATATCAAGAATATATTTCATCAAGAAAAGATTGGGAAAAAACTTATACCAATGGTTTAGAACTTTTAGGTTTTAAATATGATCAAAGAACAGAACCTTTTGCAGGAGCAAGTGGTGCAACACATCCTGTATTAGCAGAAGCAGTTACACAGTTTCAAGCATTAGCTTATAAAGAATTATTACCGGCAGATGGTCCAGTTAGAACACAAATTATGGGAGTGCAATCTCCAGAAAAAGTTCAACAAGCAACACGTGTCAAAGATTTTATGAATTATCAAATTATGGATAAGATGAAAGAATACGAACCAGAATTTGATTCAATGTTATTTCATTTACCGCTTTCAGGTAGTACATTTAAAAAAGTATACTACGATGAAATGGAACAAAGAGCAGTTTCTAAATTTGTTCCAGCAGATGATTTAATTGTTCCGTACACAGCTACCTCATTAGATGATGCGGAAGCAATTATTCATCGTGTAAAAATTTCAGAAAACGAATTAAGAAAACAACAAGTTGCAGGTTTTTATAGAGACGTTGAAGTTGGTAAACCTGGAGACAAAGAATCTGAAATTGAGAAAAAAGAAAGAGAATTAGAAGGCATGTCAAAAACTGCTAATGATGATGTCTATACAATTTTAGAATGTCATGTTGATTTAGATTTAGAAGGTTTTGAAGATGTAAATCAAGAGACTGGTGAGCCGTCAGGAATAAAAATTCCATATATTGTAACTGTAGAAGAGTCTTCAGGAGCGATTTTATCTATTAGAAGAAACTATGAAATTGGAGATCCAAAGAAAAATAAAGTTCAATACTTTGTACATTTTAAATTTTTACCAGGTTTAGGTTTTTATGGTTTTGGTTTAATTCACATGATTGGTGGATTGTCAAGAACAGCAACAGCAGCATTAAGACAATTATTAGATGCAGGAACTTTATCTAATTTACCTGCAGGATTTAAAATGCGTGGTATTAGAATTAGAGATGATGCACAATCAATTCAACCAGGAGAGTTTAGAGATGTAGATGCACCTGGTGGAAATTTAAGAGATTCATTTATGATGCTTCCGTTTAAAGAACCAAGTCAAACACTACTCGCATTGATGGGTGTAGTGGTTCAAGCAGGTCAAAGATTTGCATCTATTGCTGATATGCAAGTTGGAGATGGTAATCAACAAGCAGCCGTTGGAACAACTGTTGCATTATTAGAACGTGGATCAAGAACCATGTCTGCTATTCATAAAAGAATTTACTCTGCTCTTAAGAATGAATTTAGACTTATGGCAAGAGTATTCAAGTTATATCTACCACAACAATATCCATATGATGTAGTTGGGGGCCAAAGAATGATTATGCAATCTGACTTTGATGATCGGGTAGATATATTGCCAGTTGCTGACCCCAACATTTTTTCACAGACACAGCGTATCTCACTAGCGCAAACAGAACTGCAGCTGGCAACTTCTAATCCACAAATGCACAACATGTATGCAGCGTATAGAAATATGTATGAAGCATTAGGTGTAAAAAATATTGATCAAGTATTAGTTAAACCACAGCCACCTGCACCAAAAGATCCTGCATTAGAACACATTGATGCTTTAGGTGGTAGACCTTTCCAAGCTTTCCCTGGTCAAGATCATAGATCACATATTACTGCACACTTAAATTTTATGGCTACTAACATTGCAAGAAACAATCCAATGGTCATGGCAAGTTTGGAGAAAAATATTTTTGAACATATTTCTTTGATGGCTCAAGAACAAGTTGAATTAGAGTTTAGAGATGAGATGCAACAACTTCAACAAATGCAAATGATGATGCAACAGAATCCACAAATGGCTCAACAGATGCAAATGCAAGCAATGCAAATTCAACAAAAGATTGAAGCAAGAAAAGCTGGTTTGATTGCTGAGATGATGGAAGAATTTATGGAAGAAGAGAAGAAAATTACTTCACAATTTGATAACGATCCAATTGCAAAACTAAGATCAAGAGAATTAGACCTTAGAGCAATGGAAAATGATAGAAAAGAACGTGAAGGTAAAGATAGAATGGATCTTGATAAGATGAAAGCAATGATGAATCAACAAAATCAAGATGAAAAACTAGAACAAAATGAAGAATTAGCAAAATTAAGAGCTGATACATCAATTGAAAAGACAATTTTAAGTAAAACTATACCAAGCACGGACTCAATGATGAAAAATCAATCCCCAACGATGCCAAAAGTAAAAATTTTTAGAGGTGGTAACGAATAAATGAGAAAAAAAATGACAAAATCCGAAAAAAAGGTTAAAAAGGTCATGCGGGAATTCAAAAAAGGTGAATTGCCGATAGGGAAGTCAAAGAAAAAAGTAAAAAATCGTAAACAAGCGATTGCAATTGCTTTATCAGAGGCTGGTAAATCAAAACCAAGGAGATAAAATGGAAAAACTAGACAAAATAGTAGAAATAGCAACTCCAGAAATGAAAGTTGAAATAGATCCAAGATCTAAATCAACTGCAGACAAAGCATATAATGGAATTGCAGTTCCTGAAGAAGTTGAAGTAAGAGGAACTAAAAGAATGTTAAAAGAAAAGTCTAAAAAAGCTAAGTGGATTTAGTTTATGTGGTTCAGTGCTATTAAATTAGCCGTTCAAGCTGGCTCTCACATTTTTAAGAACCGTCAAAAGACAAAAATGCTTATGGCGGATGCACAAATGTTGCATGCTGAAAAAATGGCTAAGGGTCAAGCAGAGTACCAAGGTAAATTGCTTGAGGCAAGACAATCGGACTGGAAGGACGAATTTATTTTGCTTTTACTTTCGGCCCCGATTGCGTTATTATCATGGGCAGTATTTTCGGATGACCCGGCAGCTATGGAAAAGATGAAATTATTTTTTGAATACTTTTCACAGCTACCATTTTGGTACCAAACAATTTTTGTAGGTGTCATTGCATCTGTATACGGATTAAAAGCAACTGATTTAATAAAGAGGAAATAAATATGATAAAAAATAAAATGAAAAAGAAAAAGTCATTTCCTGATATGTCAGGTGAT